GTAATCGATCAAGGTTTTCGTCCCACGATTGCTGGTGCTACAGACGAAGCATTCCGTCCAGTCTTGAATCGTCTTCAAGCTGTCTATGAAGGTGTGTTCCCGAATCAAAAGGCGGCGATGCAGAATCTTGAGCAATCTTTAGCACAGATGCGTGCGTTTGGAATTGCAGATGACACAGCGATTAACAACCTTGATGAGATTGTAAAGCGTGACATTGATAACTTTTACTCTACCTCGGATCAAAAACTGGCTAATGCACAGATGCGTATGGATGATGCGGTCAAAGGTGAAATCAATCAAATCATGAGAAACTTAAAGGATGGCAAAACCATTCCTAAGAACCTTGATGATATGATCCGTCAGCGTAAAGCCGTATTTGATGAGGATGTTGATCGCTTGTACACGGTGGTCAATGATAAGTTGCGTGGTCAAGCAATTATTCCAACCGCTGGAATAAAAGAAGAGTTGAAGCGACTTACAACGGATAGTATCGCGGATATCGGAGCGACTCGGTTTGCTTCACAAGTAAAAGGTCTTGGTGAATACGCCACAGCAAGAGAACTGTCTCGTATTCGTACAGGCTTGACTGACGCTTCTCGCAACCCAGCCCTTCTTAATGATGTGAATGTAGGTGCGTTAGGAGCATTGAAGTCATCTGTTAATAAAGCATTTGTAGATGCAGAGATAACATTGGCACAGATGTCTAAAATGGGTTTGGATGATGCAATCACTACGGCTGGAGGTCCTACTATTGTTCGGCCAGATGGATTTAAAATGAATCTGTCTACAGGTGAAGCAAGTGAAGCATTACGGTTATTGAACAGAACAAATGAGTTCTATAAAGATAGTATTGGCAGGTTTGATAATATCGTTGTCCAAGACATTATAAAGCAGACTAGATCTGGTCAGATGAATATGAAGTTCATCTTTGACAAGATTATACAGGAAGACAATCCAGAAGCATTAGATCAATTGTTCAAGGCGATTCGTGGTGCGCCGACAGGTAAAGCCTTGGGTGCAGAGACTGGAATCGTGGATCTTGCAGAAGGCGCACGAATACTAAAGTCTCGCACGATTGGTAATCGAACCGTGGAACAGGCTTTGAAAGACGTTGCAGATTTACCCGCCGACAACCGCACTCGTATGATGGTTGAGAAAGCGGCTCGTGACATCGAGGCCGAAGCTGCCGAGCGTGCTACAATTCGCGGTACAGGAGCCGAGCAAGCTGAAGCGGTGCGTCAGGGACTGTCTAAAATGTATCTACAGGAACAAGTCAAACGTTCCTTGACCATCGACCCTGCCACAGGAGTTGAGGTTATTGATCCTATCAAACTGGTGGCAAACATCAGACAAAAGGGCACAACCGTAGACAAGCTCCTCGGCAATGATTTGAAAGGTGTCAATGATATCCTGACGGTTCTGGAACGAGGCAAGGCTAATCTCTCTCCAGGGATCATTCAACAGTTACAAAGCAAACCACTTGGTCAGGCTTTGAAAGATCTACAAGCGGCAGAAGCGCGGCGTGCAGCGGTAGATAGCAACGTTGTTCTACGCACGCTACAGTCAACCACCGATCCTGAAGTAATCGCGCAAACCGTATTCAGAAACCCCGCCTCGATCCGAGAAGCGCAGAAGTTTCTTGGTAACAGGGTAACTAACGTCAATGGTCGTGAAGTTCCAACCATGGAACTGGTGCGCGATGCCGCTATGGGCAGAGTCCTGAAGCAAATCGGTGCTACGGTGGACGAAGCTGGACAGATTCGTATGACAGATGACTTTGTTGAGTCCTTCAAGACTGGAAGGTTGGGCAACAAACTACAGTCTGTTCTCCGATCCTATGGTGACGAAACACTTAACACCATGTTTGGTAAGGGTGCCGCCGAAGGATTGAACGCCATGGCAGAGACTATGGTTCGTGCGTCTAACGCCTCGATTGCTGGCAAAGGTGGTCTTGCTGCACCAAACATTGCACTTGGTCTTGGTGTTGCCAGTTTGATCATGAATCCTCTCGCTACACTGCCCACAGCGGCGGCGTTCAAAGTAATGTCGGTGGCTTTACGAGATAAGAGAGTTCTTAGAATGATGATGGCTTCGCGGCAACCAAACACTGTTAAAGAGTTTTTCTCTGGTAAATACAAATCTAATCATCCGATTGCACAAGGATTCCAAACCATGTGGCAATTGACCTCGGCGGCAACAGTTCAAGGCACACGCATGAACATAGAACAAGCAGCAGAAGAAGTACGTCCTGTGACAGCGGCGGCTAAACAACAACTTGCTCCTGTAGCCAATCAAGCGTTACAAACGGCTCGGACAGCTATGACTCAAGCACCAAACGTACAGCCTGGTGCGGCTGGAGGAGTTTCACCAATCTTATTACCTGACCCTGCGACACAAGCGTTGGCGCAGCAATTAGGAAGGACAACACCATGAACAAAGATAGATTACGCGAAGAGATCGCGGAAGACGAAGGATGCAAGTACGAGATATATTTAGATCATCTAAATTTGCCAACCTGTGGAATTGGTCACCTCATTCTTGAGACTGACGAAGAGTACGGCAAACCCGTGGGTACGGTCGTTGAACAAGAACGTGTACGAAAGTTATTCGCGCTCGATATGGCGGTAACGATTGACGAGTGCAGAGTATTGTACCCTGACTTTGACGATCTACCTGAAGAATGCCAGCATATTATCGCCAATATGATGTTTAATATGGGCAGGCCGCGTCTTTCCAAATTCAAGGGCATGAAGGCTGGCGTTGATGCCAGGGACTGGAATAAGGCCGCAGACGAGATGGTTGACTCCAGATGGTATACGCAGGTTCCGAACCGAGCTAGGCGTTTGGTAGACCGGATGAGGGCGTTAGCCGACTAACCTACCTGCCCCCAGTTATCTCCCAACTCCTGATCGACCTTGCTTGGCACCTTGAGTTCCATGCTTGTCTCCATGATTTCCTTGATTCTTGACGCTTGCTCCTCGGACTCGACATTGAAACAAAGCTCGTCATGCACCGTCAGCAAGGGCACCAACCCCTCCTTGTAGCACTCTGCCATAGCGACCTTGGTTTGATCTGCCGCAGAACCCTGTATAAGCCTGTTCAGAGCCTTGTAAGTAAAAGCCCTACGCAATACAGGTCCGTACTCTTTCTCGGCCTCCTCGCGCTTCATAGGCTTGTTATAGCCAAATGTTTTTGGCTCCCACATATCAAACCGACACAGCCGCCCCGATATCGTTCTTATTTGCCCATGTTTACTAGCTTGCGCTGATACCAGGTCAGCCAGACCCTTCACGAATGGGACTTTGTTATGATAGGTGCTCAAGAGTTCCTTGGCTTGTGTCGTATCAATATCCATCGTATGTGACAGTTTACCCACGCCCATACCATACATAATACCCAGATTGACGGTCTTTGCCTGCTTGCGGCTAATACCTGCCATGTCAGCCACCATCTGATGGAAATCAGCATCGCCTCGATGATACTCGGCAACAACCTCGTCAATCATTGGACTCCGGTACTTCTGACCTACACTAGCGCACCAATGCACCAAGAGCCTTGGCTCTTGGCTTGAATAGTCAAAGCTGCCCCACTTGCACCCCTCGTCTGGTACAAACAGACCTCGGATCATGGCCTTAATCTCTGGATCTCGTGCAGGAATTTGCTGGAGGTTTGGATTGCTAGACGAAAATCTACCTGTGACCGTGCCACCATCGTCAGACCGAAGCTGATGAAACTCGCAATGTATGCGTCCGTTATGTGCAAACTTGAGGATGTTATCGATAAACGTATTGGTTGCCTTGTCTAGTTCACGCAACCGCAAGACCTTTGCCGCGATAGGATGTGGACAGGCTTGCAGGAACGCCTTGGTAAAGGAGGGCTGTCCGTTGTTTTCTGTCCTGTTGTAATATATTCCGTAATGATCAAACACAGACGCTACGCTTCTTGCCACCCACGGCTCTACGTTAATACCTGTCTCGTGCTTAATCTCTTTGATAAGATCCTGCTTCCTCCAGCTTAACGTCTTCTTGACCTGTTCGGCGTTATCAACGTCTACTTTTACGCCCTTCTCACGCATATCTAACATGACTGGTATCAGAGATGTCTCTATGTTGAACACATCCATAAGGCTTTGCCGTTGCAGTTCGACCTTGAAATGATTCCATAGCTTGAGTGTAAGTTCGGCATCCTTTTCGGCATATGCACCTACGAACCGTGAGTTGAGCCGCCACATCTCTCCTTTAGGATCGAATCCGTAATCTTCTGCCGCTGCACGCAACGTTCTTTCGTCTTTGCGCTCGCCTAGGTAATCTTTTGCCAAGTTATTAAGACTGTAACTAAATCTGTTCTCGTTCAGCAGTGGCGCGGCTACCATGGTGTCGATTATCGAGCCCTGGATCTTGACTCCTGCCCACCGCAACCAGCCTGCATCATAGGTGGCGTTATGCATGACCTTTGGAATGTCCGGCGTGGCAAGCTGTTCTGCCAACCACTTCATGACCTTGTTCTGTGGGATGTTACCGCCGCCCTCATGTGCAATGGGGTAGTAACCAACAAAGTCTCCGGCAGCAATCGCCACACCAACGATGAAACCATCACCTCGTGCCCACCCTGGACCTAGGGTCGTAAGGTTAGGATCACTAGTCTCTAAGTCGATAGCCATAAACTTACAATCGCGTAGGTCTGGAAATACCTCTGGTGGCACCCAGTCCTTCTCAATCGTGTCCAAATCCAATCTGTTTAGGAACGTAATCTGGCTACTTTCCCTCGACATCTAACGCTACCTTCTTTTGTTTAGCCAAACATGTATGACACATAAGCACGGGTTGATCTTCATGAGCGACACGTTTCAACATGTTAACGAACCTGTCCCGTTTTATCACGCGATAGAGACCACAAGAGCAACGAAATACATATTTCTTTGTCTCATTTGATCTCATTCTCTGTTTATGTTTTTCTCGTTTAAATTTTTGTTGCAGTCTCACAACCTCTGGATGATTGTGAGAAGAGTAAAACTCACAATGAAAACCGTTCTGTCTAACATATTTAACCATGTACTCTTTGGCAGATTTTTTTGGCATCACACCAATCAGTGTAAGTTTCTGAAACGTATCTCCGATAGAAAACTTAGCGTTTTTCCCTCTCTCCCTAATCATGCCCTTTGGCGGTGTTTTAAAATCAAGAGGGCTAATTTCTTCTTCCGGTGGCTGGTCGCCTTTTGAAAAACTATAAACTGCCAACTTGTTAACAGGGGTCAAAGGTAAGTTGTCAAAAAATTTAGTCATCTTTTATTTCTCCTCCGAGACTTGCATACCCTGCTATATCAACCCACGAGTCTGTATGTGTGGGACTGACAATTAGTCTAGCAAGTTTCAGAGCCATAAGACACTGATAAACTTGAGAAACCGAAACATCCTGCCCTAGGATCGTGCTCCAGAGTTGTGCAACACGTTCATGATTTTCGTATGCATCACCATAATCCCTGGCTCTCGGACCATTGACCAGGTTCTTTGCTTCATCTAATAGCTTATCGCGTTTCATTTCTATCCTCCCAGTAGTCCTCACCATAATCGTGAACAATCTCCTCACCTGCTTTAATGTCTCGTAAAGCTATGAAAGAGAGAAAGCGATTGTCTTTTTCGGATATCTGCCACTCGGCATTTGGATCTGACCCATGGTTATAGATCATACCTGCACCTAAGACACAGTAGTAATCCTTGTCATGATCAGGACTTTGAAACAAATAGTCATTAAGTCTGCTGTTTTTCTTTATGTCATGATTGTCTATGACGATGTAAAAGCAATCTTCAATAACACTATCTTTTGCTATGTCCTGCGTGGCGATAACACCAACGCCCTCAATGTCTGAATCAGTGACTTTTATCATATTGTGTACCTATACGGTGATCTTGATTCCACGACATGTAGATTATGCCGTGCTCGTGTAACAGCGGTATAGAACACTCGATGCTCGTCATCCTGATCAGGATTGTTTACCGCTGGATATGAGGAGTCGGTCAGTAGCAGGATGTTGTCATCCTCGCCGCCCTTCATACGGTGAATGGTGGATAGACTGATGCGAGGCTTTGTAAGATCCTCACCACGGCGGCGAACAGCCCCCATGTAACGGATATCCTCGTTGGACATATTGACCACCACCTCTGGCTTCAACTCCTGCGGTGCAATCAATCCATGCTCGGCAACCAGATTGTCGTAGTTGTGTGACCCCTGCGGATCGACAGCATCAAACGTCTTTGCTGCGGCACGTTTCAATAATGCCTTGTCCCCCGACTTTGGCATGTAGGTGTACATTTTCTTGATCTCACCCACACTGGCAGTCTCGCCCCTTGCTAACCGCTCCCATACGTCCATGGCCTCAAGCAGTTCAAGCGAGATCACAGACTTGCCAAACCGCTCAAACAAATAACCGTCATCGCGTAAACTATTGTGAATTGAGTTCAAGGCTTTGTTGGTTCTAGCCATAATCGTCCACGAACCTTCATCAATATTCACATCATACCAGTTCATGTGAAAGTCTACAGATCCGGCCTCGTCTCTCGGACTCCATTTCTTTTCCTGTCTGATATGTATCCTGTTCACAATGTCGTTGGACAAATCAAACACGGTTGCCGGAACACGATAACTCTTATTCAAAACCACTTTATTATCACAAGCATTCATGAAACTATGCAGATCAACACCGTTCCAACGGTGGATACACTGATCATCGTCCCCCGCGTACCAGACCTTGGCGGCTCTTTCCTTTAATATATTTACTTGCTTCCATTGTAGTGGCGTTAGATCCTGCGCTTCATCTACAATCAAAATCTCCAAGGCAGGTCCTGTGCCCTGGTTAACAAACAATTCAATCATGTCCGTGAAATCAAACTTGCCAGTATCAGACTTATATTCCTGATATACCTGTTCCACACGGCGCAACATCGACCAATGCAGGTCATAGTCCCCAAGGTCGTTATACTCCTCCTCCAAGGACACACAGCGTAGCTTAGAGCGGCTGATGACGTTAAGATAGCGATTACCCTCCCTCATGGACATGGGGATCATACCCTCCTCCATAACCTCTGCGGTGCTGCGATCAAACTCCATACCTAATATATTGCTCAACACACGAAGATCACTAGGCTGTATCGTCTCGTGCTTCTCCATGCCCAACCAGTTAAAGCCAATCGAATGTAGCGTCCTGAACCACGGCACATCCTTTTCGGTAAGCTGTAGCTCGACACCTACACGCTCCCTTGCCTCTTGAATGGATTTACGAGAGAACGATACGAAACCAATCCTGTCTGGTGAAGTTCCGTTGGCTAACTCCTGACGCACGATCTCAATCATCGTGTGCGTTTTACCGCAACCAGGTGGACCAAAGATAAGTGTTTCTTCAGCCATTTTCTTCGACCCACTGTGCGTTAATCATTCTCCTGAAATCATGCCGCGCTTTTCGGGCAAGCTGTTCTGCTGCAAAAACATCATCTATAATGCTTTGAAAATCTCCGTTGTTGTTACAAATGGCTTTTCTTTGGAAAAAGTTTAATTCTTTTTCTAAAGATTGAAATAGTTTTTCAAGACCTTCTAAAGTGTATTCAACAGCCTTTGTTTTTTGAGTGTTGATTGCTAGTGGAATTGTAAGAGCACCTTTTGGTCTACCACCCTTTTTCTTTATCAAATCATCCATCATTTTTCTCCCTTGGCCTTGTTTTTATCCACTCATCAATCTCGGTGCGTAACCACCGAGTCGAACTATTTTTATCTGTTTCAGGTCCTAGCACGACAGGTTTGGGAAAGTGTCCTGAGTCCACCCACCTGTATATGGTGCTTCGTGCTACCCCTAGGGTGTTGGCTACATCACCCACTTTGAGATATTTCTCATCAGAAGGGTATGTCATCTAATGTCTCCTCTTTCGGTAGATCGGTTTCGTTGATGTCAAACTCTGGTACAAACCAGACGCGAAGATTCCTCCATTGACCTGTATCCTCGTCTTTAAACTTGTGTATGGTGTTACACTCATGACCGCCGTTTATATCTTTCAGCCGTTGTTGTATCTGTGGGCGTTTTAGTTCTCTGAAGTTTCTGTTGCGTAAGAACTCCATCAATCCCTTCAATGTGAACATTGTCAGGTCGCTTTCCGTCCAAGGCTTACCAAGCAACATCTCCTGCGGTGACTTTGCTCTGATACGACTGGTGCAATAAATCTCCAGCAGTTCTTCAAACTGACCCTTAATCGTCAGTTCCTTTGGAACCTCGACATGCGTTGCATGGTCAAGAAGACCGTTTACATATGTCTGCCACTCCGGTGCTTTCATAATCGGAGGCATAACGTCCAGTTGCTCCATACAGGCACGTTGGAACTGCAAAGGCATTTGTAGTTGTTCGGTGGATAGTTCCAAACGCCTGCCGTCCACATCAAGGAAGTACAGCCGAGGCTCCGACTTCTGTATGGTCAGACCAGTTATCCCTGGCATCGAGTTGTTCTTGCCAACCCCATACTTTGCCTCACGGCATGCCGCCTTATCGCAATGACTGCCCATGGGTTCTTCCTTACACAGATACCCATAGTCCTTCTTCTTATGTTGTGATTGTATGGTAACAATCTCATTGGCTGGCAAAGACGGCTTGCAATACTTCTGATTCCATTTTTCCAGAGTCTGTTCCCATGTATCTGGGTGCATCATCTTTGCGGCTACCGCAGCATGAAACATGACTTTGTTCCTCGTGCCATCAGGCACAGAGGTTGCGAACATAATCCGCAAACATGGCGGCATTTCTTTTAATTCATCATCGTCACTGGCAAACTCCAGCTTTCGTAAGTCCTCCAAATTAGTCTTGGTTCTATCAACAAGGTTTAGAAATCTTTCCAGAGTCAGTTCTTCGCCCTTTTCGTTAATTGCATAACGAAGAGTGTTGTCCGACTGGAAGTAAGGCAAATTGATAAAGTTGCCGACATCTCCACGCTCGGCAAGAATCTTGTTCTGTTTGGGGAATACCTCACAGCCACCATGACCAAGCACAGCAGCAAATTCCATAAGGTGATCACGCATGTCCGTTGCACTGATCCAATCATCAGTAAACAAGAACAAGTGCGCCCCTCCTGATTTTGATCGGCAAACAACAAGTGGCAACTTGAAACGGCGACATTTCTTCACAAGCGCAACATGGTCGATAGGATAAGTGTCTATGTCTAGTGCACCAAACTTGCACAAGTTCTTATCATTGATGGGTATAGACCCGACTCCTACACCGCCCTTGAGGTGACTATTGATTAGATCCATGGTCATTGGCTCTCGGACTATTCGACTATTTGCTTCTGTCTTTCCGTTCTTTCTTACGCTTCCTACTGTTGTTTGACCGTGTGCAACGCTTGACCCTTCAAACGCCGCCGCAAAGCGGTCCTCTAAATTCATAATATACTCCGCGAAAAAAGCTAAAGTGGGGGTAATGGAAAACCCAAAACCATCACCCCCTCCGTTCTAATAAGTTGCAGTGCTCAACTTAGAACGGAATGTCGTCATCCTTGAGGTCTTTCGTAGCACCTGAGTCGCTTGTCTCAGGATCCGCTGCGG